CCCACCCCCAGCTACATTCTATTTGGTAGTTGGTGGCGGTGGTGCAGGTGGTGGCTACGCAGGTGGCGGTGGTGCAGGTGGTCTTGTCACTAATTTTGGTGGCACAGCTTTAGATTTAAATGCTGGACAAAACTATACTTGCACTATTGGTGCAGGTGGTGCGGGTGTAACTGCTAACTCTGCTACTCGTGGAAACAATGGCAATAATTCTGTCTTTTCTACCATTACAGCGGGCTGGGGTGGTGGCGGTGGAGCCGATTCAAATGGTGGTCTAAACGGTAACGCAACAAACGGTTCAGGCGGTGGTGGCGGATACAGTAGCGGCAAGGGAACCGGAGACGGCACAGGCGGAAACGGTGGAGATGGTAACGGAGTTGGTGGATTCACTATTCCTTACTACACATCTGGCGGTGGTGGTGGTGACACAGGAAACGGCTCTAACGGAGATTCTCAAAATGGTGGTAATGGTGGAGCAGGTACAGCAGTAGCCATTACTGGATCATCTGTCAGCTACGCAGGTGGTGGCGGCGGCGGTAACGGAAACGGCGCAAGCGGTAACGGTGGAACAGGTGGAGTCGGTGGTGGCGGTAACGGTAACAAATGGAATGCAGGCGGTACTACTAGCGGAACAGCAAACACAGGTGGTGGCGGTGGTGGTAACTCACAAAGCGGCACATCTGGAAGCGGTGGAAGTGGAATCGTGATCTTGCGTTATCTTGCTGGATTCAACCTTACTGTTGGAGCAGGTTTAACATCATCTACTACAACAGATGGAGCTTTCAAAGTTACATCAATTACTGCTGGCACAGGAAATGTGAGTTTCTCATAATGGCACATTACGCATTCTTAGATGACAACAACATTGTCACAGAAGTTATTGTTGGAATTGACGAGACTGAATTAATTGAAGGACTACATCCTGAAACTTGGTACGGCAATTTCCGAGGACAGGTCTGCAAGCGTACTTCCTATAATGGCAATTACCGTAAAAACTATGCGGGCGTAGGTTATACATTTGATGCAGATCGTGATGCTTTTATTGCACCCAAGCCGGATGATGCAACAGGATTCGATGAGGAAACCTGTCGATGGATTGTTCCACCAATGGACTTAAATGAAGCCGCGCCTGAGTAAGGCTGCAAGCCAGTTACGAGAGCAGATCGATGATTCGTTCCCAGATCGTGACCGCGCATCGGATGGCTGGATCGGTGATACCCGACACGCTGCTCGCAAGTCTGATCATAATCCAGATGCACAGGGCTGGGTACGCGCCATTGATGTGGACAAAGACCTGTTTAAGAACGGAAAGCCAGACATCATGGGCGATCTTGCAGATCAGCTTCGTACCTTATCCAAGTCCAAAACAGACAAGCGTATTAGTTACATCATTTACGATGGACGAATCTGCTCCAGAATCCTTAACTGGAAATGGCGCAAGTACACAGGTGCGAACAAACACTCTAAGCACATGCATGTTAGCTTTAAAAAAGAAGCTGATAATGATGGTGCTTTTTTTCAAGTATCTATGTTAGGTGGAGAATAATGAAGAACATGAAGAACCCTGCAATCCTTGCTGCTGGAGCATTCTTAGCTGCATGGGCATCAAGCAATTTTGACCTTGATTACCGCGCAATTCTATGGGCTGTTCTATCAGGCGTGTTCGGATACGCGAGCCCTAAAAAGTGACACAGGCAGATTTTTTTCAGCTCTATATCGCCACGCTAGTGACACTCGGTGGCTTATCTGGCTTTGTCATTACTCATTTACTAACAGAGATTAAGCGACTCCATTCGCGTGTCGATGAGATCTATAACATACTTCTAGAGAGATAATTTTCTCATGGCAAGAAAAAAAGTAATCGATCTTGATACTTACAGCGCACTCGATGCGTGGGCTATTAGCTTGCAGGAGATGTATCGGGCATTACGCAGGGCAGGCTTTGATGTCGATTTAGCATTGGCAATTATCGTAGAGCCCATGTCTTATCCGCGTTGGATCTTGCCAGATCCAGTCGAGCCAGACAGGTTAGGCGATTACGAAGATGAGGATGACGATTAAGCGAATTGTCGTAGTCTCGGACTTACAAGTCCCATACCATGACAGGGTTGCAACCCGTAACCTTGCTAGTTTCATCAAGAAGTTTCAGCCGGATCAAGTTGTCACCATTGGTGATGAAATCGACTTACCACAGATAAGCAAGTGGGAAGAAGGGCGCATGGGCAGTTATGCCCAGACTCTAGACGATGATCGTAATGAAGCTGTCGATCTATTGTGGGAATTAGGCGTTACCGATTGCATTCGTAGCAATCACACAGATCGTCTCTATAACATTATCATGGCTAAAGTTCCAGCGTTTGGGGCATTGCCAGAGCTGCGGTTTGAAAAGTTTATGCGCTTCGATGAGCTAGGTATTACGTTCCATAAGAACCCTATGCCTATTGCGCCTAACTGGATTGCAGTTCACGGTGACCACACACCAATCAAGCCACAGGGGGGCTTATCAGCCCTAGAAGCGGCTCGTAGGCATGGAAAGAATGTCATCTCAGGTCATACCCACAGAGCAGGCAGATCGGCCTTCTCAGAGGCTTCTGGGGGTCGTATAGGGCGTGTCTTACATGGTGTCGAGGTGGGCAATCTTATGGACTTTAAGCAAGCTGCTTACACTAAAGGCGTGGCTAATTGGCAACAGGCATTTGCCATTATCTATGTGAACAAGGCTAAAATCCAGGTCGATCTTATTAACATCGAGAAGGACGGCACATTTATCGTGGCCGGAAAGTCCTACGGCAGACCTAGATAATCGTTATCGTTTCGTTACCTAAATGTGCTTGATTAGTCGGACAGTTATGTCACACTAATTCAGTAAGCATCCAAGGGCGTTGCTTGCAGTTAGGTAGAGAAATGGCAAATACAGACAAGCTGCTTCTTATTTGCATCATTGGCATGATTATAGGTTTTATCATAGTCATCATCGATGTTCAGAAAACAGCTTATAAAAAGGGCGTACGCGATGGATATCACCGAGGTCGCAGTTACAAGGGGCAGGAATGAAGGCCAATGAAATCCTACTCACAGCCACAGACACGATCCGTGACCGTGGGCTATCATACGGTCACCCTGCGGATAACCTGCAACACACCGCAATGCTGCTCTCAGCATACCTACAAACACCAATACACGACTATCAGGTGGCAGGGATCATGGTCTTGGTTAAACTTGCAAGGACTAATCAGTCAGCACAACACATCGACAACTGGGTCGATCTATGCAGCTACGGCGCACTTGCCGGGCAACTAGCCACAGAGGAAAACGATCTATATGTTTAATTTAGCCGATTACGAGCCAGTAGAGGTGAGACTTGAAAAGTTTATTAAGGACTATCCAGCGTTCCGCATTTCAACTGAGTTGGAAGTTGTCGAGGCTACTCGATACATTGTTAAGGCGTATTTATTTAAGAATGCTGAAGATAGCGTTGCATGGGCGACAGGGTACGCTGAGGAAACAGTTACTAGCCGAGGCGTTAATCAGACTTCAGCATTGGAGAATTGCGAGACTTCGGCAATCGGCAGAGCACTTGCAAATGCAGGTTATGCGCCTAAAGGAAAGAGACCAAGTCGAGAAGAAATGAGCAAGGTAGTAGCTGCGAAGCCAGTCAAGCCACCGGTTCAAGAAGTCAAGGCAGATGATCAGGATTACTGGACTACTCCTGTGAATGAATATAACAAGGTAGTCGATGCGCCTGTCACACTTGACAAAGCAATGGAAACAGTTACGGCAATTATGGGCACACCAGAAGCAGTAGAAGCTCCATCATGCGAGCATGGACACATGCAATGGCGTGAAGGTGAGAAGAATGGCAAAGCATGGGGTGGGTACTTCTGCAATAGTGCAGTATCTACAGCTCATCGATGCCCTACCAGGTGGTACAACCTTGGATCGGACGGAAAATTCGCACCACAGAAGGCGAGAGTGTAATGGGCAACATCGGAATTAAGATCAATGGCGAGTGGGTCGATTTGATGTCAGCCTTCGTGCCATGTCAGTTATGTAATGAGCCAGTTCAGATTCGCGATTTAGAAGATATATCATCTGACTCAGTCAATGGCGTTGTCACATGGCAATGCGGCAAATGTAAGGCCGTCAATGGATGAGAAAGAGCAGCTTTTAATCTTCCTAGTTTTGTGCCTATTCATGGGTGCACTAGCTATGGGATTTATGGCTGGCTATCACAATGGCTAGTCAAGCAAGAAAATATAGAGGCTTCGCTACAGAACGTGTTGTCGCACAGTACCTATCGACTGTGTGGGCTAATGCTAATGTGGGAAGGGGCAAGGGCAAGGATATAACTGGAGTCCCATTTGACTGCGAAGTCAAGGCACGCAAAGGTTTTAATCCATTAGCAACGATCCGACAATATCAAGCACGAGCAGCCATTTCGGGGGAATTAGGGTTTGCTGTATTGAGATTGAACGGACAAGGGACGAATGCAGAGGACTATGCCTGCATCATCCGGCTCGGTGACTTGCTGCCCTTGCTTGTATTAAAGTACGGTCATCTCGATACCGAACCCACAGAGGCAGACATTGACCGCTGCGAAGCTTGTGGGTCTTACATGATAAGGAAGTGTTTAACATGCCATCCTACGACTATCGATGTTCTCAATGTAATCTCACGAATGAGATCACCCATGGATGGCACGATCGACCAATGATCCCATGTACTTATTGCAATGAGCCGATGACTAAGGTTATAGCTGCTGCACCGACTCACTTTAAGGGCAAGGGCTTCTATTCAACGGATAAATAGTTATCCACAGAAGTTATCCACAGGGGTTAATCATGAAACGAAACACCGTTCTGAGCAGGACTTTTACAAATAGATTTGACAACGATGGTACGCTAACGGCGCAGAGCCTCTCAAAGGCTCACCGCGAGCCCCTTAGGGGCGTTGCTCGCGGGGTGCTAGTAGCTATTGGGATAGCTCTATGCATCATGCCTGATGCAGGTGGATCTAAACCAATGCAATATGTAAGCTATAAAGAATATGCATTACATCTATTACATTATGACTATAAGCAATATGCATGTCTATCTAAGTTATATGGTAAAGAATCAGCATGGAATCCTAAAGCTCGTAATGGCTCACACTATGGAATACCACAAGGTAAAAGTGAGTGGCTAAGAGATCAGGATGGATATACTCAGGTACGATGGGGCTTGTCATATATAGAGCACAGATATTCCACACCATGTAAAGCTTATGATCATTGGAAGGTTAAGAATTGGCATTAGATTTAGAAGCTACTATTCAATGTAGTAGATGTAGTAGTGAGACTCCAGAGTCAGAGCTAATAGAAGTCTATGCATGGTGGGTATGTGGTAACTGTTATGATGAGATCTAATGGCTATTGATAAGTTAAACAGCAGGCGATACCGAGAGCAACGCGAACGGGTGTTCATGCGTGATGGTAGAGCTTGTCAGTTGTGTGGTACAGATGAGGGTGAGATGCACATCGATCACATCATTCCACGCAAAGCCGGTGGCGATCATTCCCTAGATAATCTCAGAGTGTTGTGTAAGTCATGCAACCTACGCAAGGGTGCGCTTAACGAGGGGGTTTTTTTAGCCAAGACGGCTAC